CCGTGCTCTAAATATTAAGAATTCACATTCGTCTAATCTCTAAATTTGAAAGTTAACTAACAACTAATTTTCACATTCTAACGTCTCACAATGCCGTTCAACTCAGTTCGCAACTACTTATATGAGCGAATGACCCGCTTGAAACTTGAATGGAAGACCTATCAGTCCTCCGACCATGATCCGATCAAGACACTTGACACTGTTCAAGATCCTGATTATCGCCGCTACCTAGATAATGCTCGCTTTAATAGCGATAATGAAATGAAACACCTTATGCTAAATAAGGAATATTCAACTCTAGTTGAAGCTTACCGCACTGACAATGCCAAAAGACACCAAGTCTATGAACTACATCAACCCATCCCTGAAGATGCTGCTCCTGTTGTTCCTTCCCGCTTGCCTGCCAAAGGTATAAAGTTAGTACCACTCATGTACCACTATGGACATGTTACTCATGATCCCGTTTCTATGACCGATCAAAATCGTTCTGATGATACTGCCACTTATGTTGATTCCGACCCAAATGCTCCAACTCGTTACGGATATCCTGTAGATGCTCGAATCTACCAACTTATCTGTTATAGATACCCAGAGTATCTAAACGTGATTAACGCATACTGTCGACCCATTGGAACAGTTAATGCTACTTTTGAAGATTTTAATAAAGAACAGATTCCATCTGCTCCTATTGACCCTCAAAGAAAGGAAAATGTGCTTGCTCACATACACAAGTTCCTTGACACCAAGCCTTACCTGCCACTCCATTTTGTTGATACCCAATATTGCAAGACTCCTCTTGTAACCGGAACTGGCTACCATAATCGTTATTCTTTTAAGCAGAAGGCTCATGCTAAATACTCTCATCCCCCAGAGTATGCCACTAAGCCTATTTCTAAAGGTTATTTTTATAATGCCACTTATGAGAATGCTCGAACGCTTATACATTTCATCAAAGAATATGGATTACCTTTTAATATAATCCAAGCTGATGATAAAACTGAACTCACTGATAGTGATGTCCAGAAATACATTGATGAAGCAAATAGCTTCTTTAATGACTACCCGACGTTACTGTTCACTCGCAACCACATCTCAAAGAGAGATGGACCACTTAAAGTGCGTCCTGTTTATGCTGTTGATGATATTTTTATAATCATTGAATTAATGCTGACATTCCCTTTGACAATACAGGCTCGAAAGCCTTCTTGTTGCATTATGTATGGACTAGAAACCATTCGTGGTTCTAACCGTTACATTGAACAAATAGCTCGTGACTATTCGACCTTCTTCTCTTTAGATTGGTCCAGTTATGACCAGCGCTTACCCCGTGTTATAACTGATATTTATTACACTGACTTCTTACGAAGTTTAATTGTAATTAATCATGGATACCAGCCGACCTATGAATATCCCACCTACCCCGACCTTGATGAACACAAACTTTACCATAGAATGGATAACCTTCTCCATTTCTTACATACTTGGTACAATAACATGACCTTTCTTCTCCCAGATGGTTACGCCTACCGCCGAACCTGTTGCGGTGTACCTTCCGGTTTGTATAATACTCAATACCTTGACTCTTTCGGAAATCTATTTTTAATAATAGATGCTATGCTTGAATTTGGTTTTACCAATTCCGAGATCGAAAGATTTATCCTCCTTGTCCTAGGAGATGATAATACTGGTATGACGACAATTCCAATTTGTCGAATGTATGATTTCATCACATTTCTTGAAAAATATGCACTTGAACGATATAACATGGTCTTATCTACGACCAAGTCCGTTCTCACTACTCTACGTTCTAAGATAGAGTCTTTAGGTTACCAATGTAACTATGGCTCTCCGAAACGTGATATTGAAAAACTTGTTGCCCAACTCTGTTACCCAGAGAATGGTTTAAAGCCACATACCATGGCTGCCAGAGCAATAGGTATTGCATACGCCTCTGCAGGCCAAGATGCTATGTTTCACTCCTTTTGCCAGGATGTGTATAACATATTTAGGTCTGATTACCGCCCTGATGACCGCATGAATCTTCATTTCAAAAGACAGATTTTTCACAATCTCGAAGATGGAATGCCTGATCTTGCGCCACCAATTGTGCCCCCTTTCCCATCACTCTATGAAATTCAAGATATGTACGCCTTTTATAAAGGCCCACTTGACTTTGCTCCTAAATGGAACTTTGCCCACTTCATGTCTGATCCGGATACCACTCCACCATATCCCAAAACTATGCGTGCTTATGAAGCTGAAAATAATATTTCCAGTCGAGTTGCACCTACTTTTGAAACGGTTGTGCCCAGCACAATAAATTTGCCGTGATTATTTTGTGCTTCTAATAGAGCATAAAGTACTTTACTTGCTAAAAAATAATCACGGCAAATTTATTGTGCTGGGCACAACCGAAAAAAAAGTAGGTGCAACACGACTG